TCGTCAGCCGCTACGGTGGCTCCGCTGCCCGGTGTGTATCCTACGTTATCAGGCATGAGTCACCCCGCTTTCGTCGACGTCAGTTGTTGCCGTCGGTGATGGTGAGCGATGTGACCTGTACCGCTTGCCCCGAGACAATCGACAACGTGGTGAGGTTGAGGTCGCTTCCGCTCACCGCGCAATCGCCGTCGCAAACGAAAGCGCCAGTCGAGTCGACGAGGTAGAAGAACGCCGCCGTGCCGGTCGCGTTCGCGCTCGTGTCGGAAAACGGCGTAGTGAACGTGAGCACGCCACCGCTAGACGAGCCACAAGGGTCCGCGCACGTCAGCTCGGCGAGCAGAGTGCCGGCGGGTGCGGCGCCCTTCGTGCCCGGCTTAGAGCCCGAATAAATGCGCAGGAGACCAGCTCCCGCACCGGCGTCGATGGCCGCGCGGATTGCATCGACGCGGGAGTTGCGGACACTGTCAGCAATACGAACGGCCATGGCTCACCTCGAAAAAACCCACGGCGTCGACTGCGACGCCGTGGGCATCATGTCACATCGGATCAGACTTCGCCGATCTTGATGAGGTCAATTTCAAGTTCACGGAACGTCACCGCGTTGCCGTTGGTCTGCACCCCGACGCGAAGTTCGACGGTGTCACCGATGGCGCTGAGGTCGACGACGGCGAGAGCCACGCCACAGTTGCCCTGTGCTGCCGCAGCGCCTTCGAGCTTCTGTGCCTTGATGCCCTTCACCGCAGCGGCGACGCCAGCTTCGCGCGCGTAAAACTGCACGTTGTGGAAAGCGCTGTTCTGGCCTTGCGTGTTGCCCGCGCTCGCCATGGCCAGATAGCGGCCGATGCCCGCTGGCGTGGCGACGGTAAAGACACCAGTGGCAGGTGCGTAGGTGATGCCGCCGCCCGTGCTGTTTTTCTTCTCGGTCATGAGAGACGAGGAGAAAACGGCCTGAGGCGTAGCAGCGGCGGCGACGGTGATCGCAAAGCCGGTGCCGTCGGAGACGTTGACCGAAACGGCGCTGTGATTGCCGCCCGTGTTGAGTGCTGCGAGGGACATGTCTGACTCCTATTCAGTTGCCGCGCTCGCGGCGTTCTCGGTTGATGCGCTCGGCTGATTCGCGGGCCATCTGGCGCGCTCTTTCCGAGGAGATGGATGGTTCGCTTTTCTTGATGTGCTCAGCCAGCTTTTCAACGGTAGCGGGCTTGATTTCTTTGTTATCAGCCATTCGCCACCTTCTTTCCACTGTTGGCTTGTGCGTGTGCTTTTACCATGTCGCGCATCGTGCGCGCTAGGTCTGCGGCTTGCTGGTCCTCGACCATGCGTTCTGCTTGTCGTCGAGACTCAACAGATTTTGCGATGAACTTTTCTTGCGCCTTGTTCCACTTGGCCAGCATGTGGTCCGGATGTTCGCGCCTTACGACGTCGGAGTCGTACTCAAGGAAAGATTCATCGGCGGGGATTTTTTCGCCGGGGTAAAGCGACCACTCTCCCACCTCGACCACGAGGAAGGTAGGAAGGACCATTTCTTTCCCGTCGACAAGTGCGGTTGTGCGTTTGCCCAGTGCTCGCGTGAGCGCTTGGCGTTGTCCCGTTGGGTTTCCCTCGCGGTCAACACCAGCGTCGAAGAATTCGACGATGTGGGGGTCTTTGATGCACTTGAGTTTGACGATTCGTTTCACGTTGCTGCGCCTCTTGTGAGGGATAGGGAGAAAAGGGAGGGGCTTCCCGTGAAGCCCCTCCCGTCAGCTCAGGTTGCGCGGTAGATGAGTCGAACACCGTGCTCGTCAGTGTGCTCAGCCACAGCCCAGCACCACCGACCGACGCCCATCAACGTGTCGTCTGCGAGGTCGTATTGGAAGCCCAGCGACGGAGCATAGCGCTCTGTCAGCTCGGCAAAGCCTCGCACGCTGCCAGGCTCGCCAGCGCCACCGCGACCGGCGACAATGACGGCGCCGACACGGTCAACACCAGCGTTTGCCGTCGCCATGATGTTCTTATTCGCGGCGAAAATCGGGCAACCAAACGCCGAGCCACGGAGACCATTGCGCGACGCATCGGGCCGGTGGTTGAAGAACGACACATCGGCAGCACCGCCGCCGAAGATCGCGGACAGCGGCGCACCAGTCCCAGCGACGGCGAGAGAACGCAGGTGGCCAACCCCGATTTCATCGAGCACGAAGACCACGTCTTCGCTTTCAACGTTGTTGTCGAGGAGCTTCGTCAGCGCATCGATCAACGTGGCGAACGAAAGCGTGGTGTTGGTCGTGCCCGAGGATTCCGAGATGCCCGAGAAGAGCGCCAGCGAATCGGTCTCGGCGCGCAGGTAGTGCGCTTGCAACACCTCAGCCATTGCGTCGCGCACAAGCGGGAGCGCAGCGGGCGAGCCAGACTGGATCGCAGCGATGACTTGGTCGCGCGATGCGCCAGGCATGGCCAGTTCGATTGAATCGGCGGTGAGCTGCACACCTTGAACTTTGGTCGTCGGGGTCACGCTGATGTTGCTGCCGACGGCATAGGTCGCGGGGTTCGAGAACGCGACGCTTTCGGTGTCGTCGAGAGCAGCGGCGAGAGCTGCCTTCTTTCGGATTTTGCGAACTTTGCTCGCCCCGCCAGCAATCGAGAATTGATTGAGCTGGGGCAGGAGAACGTACTTCCCTCGCAGAGGCTCAAGAGCCATCTGGCTCATGACCTCGGTAAGGATCCAGTTTGCGACGGTGGTGGACGTTGTGACAGCCATTTGAACCCTCAAGCGCCATTGGCGCGGTTAGCGTTATTGCGCCTTAGGCGATGCGTTCTTCGTCGACGAGAAACGCGAAATGCCAAGGGAGTTTTGCGGGCCTCGTGGCCCCAGGATCGACGCGAAAAAGTTTGCGACGGCGCCCGGATCGCGCGCCTTGAGTTCACTCATTTTCTTTCCGGTCGGGTCGGCGAGTGCCGCCTCCACGTCGACCGATGACACGCTAGCGGGAGCACCCATCGCCGGTGGTGTGCCTACGACTTTTTGCTGTGGCGAAGCAGGAGCCGCGCGGAAGGCCGCGAGGACCTTAGCCTTAGCCTCGACACTGGACGCGTCAGCGTAGAGCGCACGCACGGCTTCAGGTAGCCCAGCGGCCTCAGCGTCTAGGCGCTTGGTCTCGGCCTCTTCGTGGGCACGCCACCGATGGGCGAGGGGTTCAAGGCCTTCCAGCTCAGCCAGTCGAGACTTCGCAGTTTCGAGGGCCTTAGCGAGTTCGCCGGCGCGTTCGGCTTCTTCCTGCGCTTTCTTGCGTGCGTCGCGGTCGGCTTTGCGCGCCGCCGCGCCCTCGGCTTTGAGGGCGGCGAGCTCTGCTGCTGCGGCGCGCAGTGCGGCGAGGTCTTCTGCGGGCTCTGGCGTGGTGGCGGACGTGGTGGCGGACGTCTCGACGACGTCAGAGGTGGTTTGGGTTTGCGCGGCGTTGTCGCCGGAGGTGGTAGCCATGTTTCGATCCTACAGTAGCGGTTACATAACGGTCAACGCCAGGTGAAGCACACTTTGGCGATCTCGGCCAGAAGTTCTTTCGCCTCGCGCTGGGTCAATGCGAGGAATCGTCGCGCAGGAATCCTCCCGGCCCCGAAGTGCAGCCATCGAGCAAGCACGTTGTGCGGCGGGCCGCGCTTGCCTGTTTTGATCATGCGCGGTGTGAGCGCTTGCCCTAGTTTGGTGTTCGCTCCTCGTCGCAGTGGACCGGAGAGCGTGCCCTCCGTCGTCGACGTTCCGCCGCGTTGTGTGTTTGTTTTGGCTAGCTCACGCGTGAGGCTAGGAGGAACGACGCGTTCCGATGTGCCCGCGTCTGGCGCGATGGTGACGATGAGTTTGCTCCCCTGCACCTCGACATTGCGCGCCTTGACGCTGTTGAGGAGCCCACCGGTCAAGCGCAAGTCAACCTTGGTATCTTCGCCCATCGCTCGTAGGTTTTTGAGGTGGCGTTTGCTGTAGGCGCGAAACGGCACGTCGTCGGCGGAGATTCCCCGGTCAGTGCGCGCGAGAATCCAGCCAGGAACGAGGGATTTGATCAACGCGGCAGCAACGCGGCCATCGAATCTCGGCATCCTTGGTCGCCGTCGGATCTCAACTCCCATCGGTCACCTCCCCTGCTATCTGCTCGCGCTGCGCAAGCTCGTCAGTGACGTCACGAGGTGGCTTTGTCGTCGTGTCAAAGATTCGATAGTTTTGCGCGACTGCTTCACGAATGAGCATCGGTGCCCATGAGTGCCGGCAATTGTACCCGCCGCAGTAGTCTTCCACGTCGAGACCCTGCCCGTTGTCGAGTGCGCTTGGTTTGGTGACTGCCTTGCCCACCCATTGGCGACAAAAAGGCCGGTTCTTTTGATCTCGTGGTCCGACATACACATAAACCAGAGGGATGCCGCCTTCTTCCTCGACGATGGCGGCCTCGGACATGACCGCACGTCGACCGACGGCCATGATGGCAGAGTCAACCGCCGACTGTGCTTTGAAGTAGGTGGTATCTAGCGCTTGCTGGACATCGAGGACCACGTCGGTGAGCGAGCCACCGGAGAGCACGCCACGCGCTACAGCCTCGCGCATTTCTCGTTGTGCTTGGTCAAACACTTTGACGACGTCGGCGGCTTGCCCGTTGACGATTTGGTCGAGTTCGGCGCGAACGTCGACGGAAAGATTAGCAGGCGGCGCACCGAGGACCGCTTCAACCGACGCGAGTGCAGCATCGCCCGCGGCAGAGACCACATATTCTCCCTCCTGCTCTAGGCGTTGCACGATTTGCCGATACACCGCCGCTGCGGTTTGTCCTTGCCCGCGCACGAGCGAGTCTTCGCCCGATTCGGTGTCGAGCTGGAGGAGGATGCGCAGAAGGTCGCGCTCAAGGGCGTTGCGTGCCCTGTTGAGCACTTCGAGGGCGTCATCGGCGACGGGGCCAGCGTCGTCAGCCCCGCTCATTCACCACGCCCCGTCGTCGACGACGTCTCACGCAATGAGGTGAATGGAGAGCCGGCGACAGTGACACGAGAGAGCCGATCCATCGGCGACACCATCGCTTGCCTCTGCGCAAGGTACGCCAATGCATCCTCTCTTGTCGTCGACAAACCAAGCATGACGCGCGCGTCTGCCTCGTCGATGATTTTCGCCGCTAGCAAGTCGAGCACGCGCTGTGTTTTTGCCGCGTCATCCTCGTAGGTCTTCGATGTACCAAGAGTGACGACGGGGGAGACGCCCTCGAATGATGCCGGCGCCGACGGCGAGAATCTGGCGAGCACGTCGAGAAGAATCGGGATGAGTTCGCTTTCCTCGAAGTCCCGGAAGATGGGGCGCATCTCGGCAATGCGTTGCTCGTGCGGCGCATTGGCGATCAACCTCGACACGCCCGATTGTGGCGCGCCCGGTTCGACGGCGTAGGCATCTGGCGAGTTGCCGCGCGAAACGCCTAGCTCTTGCAGGTCACGCGTTGCGCTTGCCTCGATGGCAGCATGGTCCGCCGATGGCGTGAGATATTGCAGCGACTCTCCCCCGCCGACGTGGATAACGGCATCGGGTCCGCCAACGAGTTCTCTCGTCTCACGCATGGTCCCCGAGTAGACCGCTTGTGCGTGCGCTTGCATGTTCACGACGTGTTGACGGTTGCTGCGGGCCACATTCAACGCGTCGACGTTGGCAATCACGTCTCGGTCTGGCTCGGGCCAGATTCCCGTTGACGCGACCTCGGTTCGCAAAAACGCGATTGGCAGGATGCCTTCATAGACCTCTGACGCCGTCACAAGTGCCATGTCATCGGACACGCGCCGATGCGTCCACGGTGCCCACGCTTGCACGTTGCCGCGATCATCCTCGGTCCATTCGCGCGACCACACCCACCACACCTCCGCCCCGTCTTGGCCGCTCGGCGACGACTGACGCAGCGCCACGAACCAAAGCATCTCGTCTTCGTCGGGAGCAGACGGGTGGGCAATGGTGACGACGTCATGGGGCCAATACAGATGGGCCACTGGCTCACCATCGTCTGCGGCGTCGTACCTACGCCACCCCACGACGACGACGGCAGAACGAACCCCTGTTGCCGCGCGTCGCTCCACCTCTGGCATGAGCACATCGATGGCTATGTCTTCCAGCGCTTCATTCATCGCCGCCACGCGCTCATCGTCGTCTGGGAGCTGTTCCCCCGTGGCGTCGTCGACGAGGGCTCGTGTTGCCGGTACGGTGTAGACCCCCGAGTCCTGGCGCGAGAAGAATCTGAGCCAGTTGACCGGGTCGACGGGCATACGGTCGCCCGTGCGAGGGTAGGCCTTGCGCAATGCATCCCTGACGATGGCTTGCTGGTCGCCGCTGTAGCGGACGGCTAGGCCTTTCACGACCGAGTCGTAGTCCGCCGCGCGTTGTCGTCGGCCAGCGGCGAGGAGTTCTCGGAGCTGCTCGGGTCGCCACACCCCCGCGTCCTGGCGAATCTGGGCGACGATGGCATCGGATGCGACGGAAGAGATGGGCAGCATGCCGCCATCCTACCATGTGCAGGCGCTTATGTAAGCCTAGCTGACAACGCCCCAAGCATCGCGTTGCAGGTCCGCCGTCGACGACGTGGCCACGCCGCCGGGTCGGTCGACGGGCCACTGCCAATGGGCGAGATACCCTAGCGCGTCGACGATGTGCGACACGTCTGCGGCGCCGGTCTTCTTCTCGGGCTCGCCTGCACGATCGTACGCCTGTGTCTCCAGGGCCTTGACCAGCGTCGGACATGCGTCGCCGTCGATGGTGATCCGTCTGTCACGGAAGAGGCAATTCAAGGTGTTGACACGATCACGCACGGCGGGGTTGCGGCTTCCATGTACCGGGCGGAACCCGGCTTGAAGCAGCAGGTGGACATCGGACAGTGACGACGTCGACTTGAGTGCCGTGCCGCTGGCGTCGACGTAGGCCGCGATCCGCATCTTGGCGATCTCGTCGCGACTGTAGGGACGCCCGCGCGTGCGCTGTAGGTAGCGCCCGATCCACGACGCCACCCGTTCGGCATGCTCGTCCGTCGTCGTCCCGCCGTCCTTGCAGACCTCACCCACGACGTGCGCCACCCTCTTGTCGTCGTCGATTTCCGCGACAACCCATTGCATTGCCCTCACATTGAAGTCGCATCCGACGGCGATGCGCCCGCGTCCAGGCTTGACCACTGCCGGCGCGATGGCGTGCACCTGCCGGGCAAAGCGGGCATACACTCGCCCACCGCGCGCGGTGCGCACGCCCTCCAGCTTCTCGGAGATCGCCTCATCCGTCCCGAGTCGCGCCTTGCTGTCTTCGATGTACGACGCCGGCAGAAACGGATTGTCTTTCGTGCGGATGATATAGGCGCGCGTTGTCGGGGCGGGCTTGGCTAGGATCAGCTCATACGCCGGGCCGTACCCTTCCGGCGTGCCGGTCAGCAGGGTTTCGAGTGCGCCACCGACGCGAACACGCTGCATGGCAGGCACGAGCGCCTCGACGTCGCAGAGCTCCCACTCGTCAATCCACGCCCCGATGGCGTTGATCCCCTCGGTCGACCTCGGGCGATCGAGCGAACGGCACCAGACCTCGAATTTTACTTTTCGCCCGATTTCGAAAATATGGGCCTGCTTCCAATGCCTGAACGGAACGCCCCACCGGTCGAGGTTCTCGGCGATGCTGCGCTCCATGACGTCGCGGACCATCGGGTAGGTGGGTTCGCACCCGAGGATGGGCCCGTCGGCGCCAGCACGCATCCCCAGGTCGAGCAGGAACGCCACGCCCAGCGACGTCTTGCCCGACCCATACCCACCCGAGACGACGCGCACACCGGGGCCACGGTCGGCGAGCACCTCGAGGTGGCGCTCGCCAAATTGGGCGACGCCTCGAGCGGCGGTCAAAACAGGCCTCGCGACGCAGCCGCAGCAGCGATGCGCGCGCGGGCAATCTCGACGTACTCAGCTTCCCGTTCGATGCCGATGAAGTTGAAGCCCTCAAGCACCGCCGCCTTGCCCGTTGACCCGCTGCCGCAGAAGGGGTCGAGTACGACACCGCCGGGTGGCGTCACGAGACGGCACAGATAGCGCATAAGGTCGGTGGGCTTAACGGTGGGGTGATGGTTGCGCGCCGGGGCCTTCTCGCTGCCAAACTTCCCGCTGGCGCTGTCAACGTCTGCGAGGGAATCGCCAACGCCGCCACCCCCTCCCGTCGCCTGCTTTACCTCAAACCCCTCCAGCCCCTCATCCCGATCCCGCTTGCTCGCCTTCGCGCAGTAGAAGAAGCGGGCGGCGCTGCCCAGCAGCCCCACCACCTCATCGCTGCCATCGTGGATCAGGTTGGCTGGCCAGCGGCCGAGGCCCTTGGTGTTGTCGAGGAACTCGCCGGCCAGCGGGTTAGGGCGCGTGCTCCAGTTGTAGGCGTTGATTGATGATGCTTCAGGCCGAGAACTCAACGGCCTGCCAAGGCTTTCATCCGTCCCCACCCTGCACCCATCCACATTCAGCGCCCCGGTGCCGTGTTCCAGCACGTTGGCAGCCACGGTGCCGGCCAGGGGCTTGCGGGCGACGGTGATCGGCTCCAGGGCGGGCTTCAGGGCCGTGCCCCAGCCTTGCCACTGGTGGGCCTCGGGGGTGGCGGGGGCGGTGTCCTCGGGCCGCGATGGCGCTCCGTAGGTGTTGGCCTGAACAAGACCGCCACGCTCGGCCCACTTGTTCGGGCCGATCACTTCGCGCTCCGCCCCCGCCGCCTTGTCAATAGCCTTGCTCACGTCCAGGGACTTTGGGAACCCGCTGCCATACACCCACGCAATCATGTCACGGATCTCGAACCCCGCGTCTTCAATCCGCACTGCCATCCGGTGCTGCGTCCGCGTGCCAGCAAAGGCCAGCAGGTGCCCGCCGGGCTTGAGCACCCGCAGGCATTCACGCCAGACTTCCACGGCGGGGACGTCGTAGTCCCACCGTTTGCCCATGAACGCCAGCCCGTACGGTGGGTCCGTGACGACGGCGTCGATGCTTGCGTCGGGCATCTCAGCGAGGACGGCAAGACAGTCGCCGTGTTTGACTTCTGCGATCACGATCTCCACCTCGCGATCATCTCGTCGACGTCGTCGCCCTCAGCCACGTCGCATGCGGCAAGGATGAGTGTCGCCATGCGTCGGGCATCCTCGGCCGGCAGACGCACCCGGACCACCATCTCGGGCCCGTCGACCACGAGCACGACGGCGCTACCGTCAAGGCCGACCGAGTATGCGCCGTCTACCTCGGTCATTCAGCCACACGAGAGACAGACACGACCGCCGGGACAAAGTCCACCGTGTCGACCTTTCCTTCGTCGTTCGCCGCCGGCTGGGCTTCTGCGATCTTGCCGAGGTGACGCTCGAGGACGATCTCAGCGGCGCGCATGCGCACCTTTTCGTCGCCCGACCTCAGGCTCGCCGCGATGGCTTCGATAGCATCCGGGACAAGTGCCGCCAGCGCGGCGGCAGCCTCGGCCCTCGTCATCACACCGGGCGGCAATTTTGGGCGGCCGGAAGGGTTGCCGCTCTTGCCTTTCTCGAACTTTGCCATGTTGGCGCGCTTCCTGTTTTTTTCTGAAACCAGACTCAGGCTACCACAAAACGACAACGGGAGCACCATGCCCCCGCCATCGTCGACTGCTTTTCTTGCCGCTCACGTTGTAGCGCGCCACCACGTCGCGCGCAAGTAGAAAGGCCCCCTTTCGGGGGCCGTGCGGGGTCAATCAAATACACAGCGACGGTTCAGCGACCCATTTTCCCCCCGTCATTTCGCCGTCGGCGCCGATCTCGCGTACCACGAGTCCACGAGCGTCGTCGTGCCAGCCAAGCACCACACAACGGCGTCCGAAGTTTTCAATTTCGTGGCCGACGTTCACGAAACGGCCGCTCCCGATCTTGATGCCGTCAAAGTTGGTCGTCATGTCTTTGTCTCCTGCGTTCTGTGTGGGTTCAGTGTAGCGGCGATCTCTACCCGTGTCAAGCGCTCGGTTGACGCGCACACCAGATCAACGCCGCGTCGCTTTGCAATGCCGCAGATCCGCAGATCTGGCGCTAAGGTAAAACGTTTTTCCTTGCGGATCAGGCAAGGCAAGCGCGTGTGACCAGAGATCACGCCATTGCGCCAAGTATGCGCCACCGATTGCGCCGCATTGCGCCAAACGCCTTTGACCAGAGCGGTTTGACCAGAGCCCGCCAACGGGCGCAGGACGGGCAGGCAAGAAAAAACCGCAGCGGGATGCGCTGCGGTGGGCATTGGTCAAGTTGAAAAAAAGACCTACCCTCGGAATTATAATTCCGATTATTTCTTTCCTTGATCTGTAAGTGACACGAGTTTACACGCGTTACTTACAGTGGTTCGGGAAATAATTAATCTCCCGGCCTGTTGACGTCGTCAGCTTAGCGGATCACTCGATTAAGCGCAAGCGCGCCCCAGGCCGTCCAGGCCGTCCGGTCACGATGCGTTCAACCTGCAACCCTCCTTCCTCGCTGAGGCGCGACAGCACCGTGTCGAGCGCCATCGCGTCGAGCGCCCTGCACGCCCGCAGAAGCTCCGACCGCTCGCACCACCCATCGGCATCGGCCAGACGCTGGATGGCGGCCTCCACGTAGGCCACGCGCCCCGCCGCGTCATCCCACGCTGGCGCGCTATGGTCGCGTAGGCTTCGCGATATGGTCCAGCCCGACATCTCGGTCAGTCTAATCGCCGCTTCGGCCATGGGGCGCGTCACGCGCGGCCAGGCGGGCCACTCGCAGCACAAGATGGCGAGCGCCAACGCGGTACGGGTCGCCTGCTCCGCGCACCGGCCGAGCAAAGCGGGCGGCACGTCCCCCGGCACCGGGTGCCGGCGCCGTTCGTCGCAGTGCTCGGCGTATTCGTAGAGCAGGTCCGCTGCCCCCGCGTCTTCGGCTTCCTCGGGCACGTACAGCGTGAGCGGATCGCCCTTTGCCGCGTCCCCTAGCTCAGGGTGCCCGCGGTGCCATGCCTCGTGGCTTTCCCGACACGCCCTCACCGCCTCGGCCACCGCGCGCGGGATAGCACCGCTGCCTGTCACCCGCTGGCGCATCGGCAGCACGCTCAAGCCCTCGCACCAAAGATGTCGACCCATGAAGCCATCTTCGACGGCAAGTTTTCCAATCGCGTCATGCAACGCCGCAGGGGTCGACGACCCGAAGATAGTCAATCCAGGTGCACGGATCACCCGATCCTGCCCGCCCTTCGTGGCCGACGTCGATGCCACGTAGGAGCCCGTCCCGATTGTCGACAGCGTCAGCAGTAGCGCGCGCATCTCTTTCTGATGCCCGCTGCGTGAGTCAAACAACGTCTTGAGTCGCGGCCCGTACTCGTCGAGGATTAGCGTCAGCCCCACGCCCTGCCCGGTCGCCGCCTCGATGCGGTTGATGGTCGACTGCGTCGAAGACCAATCGTTGGCGCCCGCCGTCGCCGGCCAGCATTCGCGCAACACCTGCCCAAGCGCCTGCTGTGGCCTACCCTTCCCCGACGCCGTCGACGCCACCGCGACCACAATCGCGCTAGTGGTCGTGCGCTCGAACGTCCATCGCCGCTGCCCTAGCGCCGCGCCGAGCGCCACCGTCGCGCCCACGGTGAGCCCCGGTTGCGGGTAGTCTGCGCCAGCGATCACCCATCCGGCGAACGTGTCGCACAGTCCACCGAGCGCGCGGATCTCGTCCAAAAGCTCCCACTGTGCCCGATCATCGGGCTCGGGAAGGCGTACGAATTGCCGAGGTTTTGACGCTGCCATCGACGGCACCGCGGTAACCGCCTCGCCATCGACCACGTCGAGAACTTCGGTTCCGGTGATTGCGGCACCACCGAAAGGATCGGGCGGCAAGCGGTCGAGCATATGCCCCGGCATGTGCCCTTGCGGGTCGGGCTTCGTCGCCGCCTCGCGTACCTTGTGCGTCAGCTCTTTTTCCGACCACGGCGGCGAGCATTTGGCGTTCCACGAACGCATCACGTCGAGCGCCGCCGCCTCATCAAGCCCGAAGCCCGTCACAATCGCGCGCGCCACCTTCATCGCCGCGTTGTGCCCACCTTGCCCGCTCACACTGCCAGGCATTCGCTCCGCGTACCGCCGTGCGCGCTCCTGCGCCACGCTGGCATCACGCCACATCATCGGCAGGGACGCGCGCTGCTGTGTCTGCGGCGCCGCCTTGGCGCGCTTGTATGCGCGCATGGCCTCGACGATCCACGTAGGGATCGGCGCCGGTGGCACGTCCGACAAAATCTCATAGGCTCCACCCGCGGTGACGCTTCCTGGTCCGACGACGTAGCCCCCGATCCCTCGCGTGTCGACGTCGGGATACCCAAGGCAGCCTTCTGCCTTTTGCGTGTTCCGCAACACGTCGTCGTCGACGACGTCGTCAGGCATCGTGTAATAGTAGTGGAAGCCACCGCTAGGTGTCCCCACGACGAGCGTTGGGTCTAGCCTGTCATGGATCGGATGCTCGCCATCCCCATCGACGTCGACGACAAACAGGCCAGACGCGCGCCCGCACGCGATCCCCACGGCGCAGGATGGATACCCGGCAAAGAGGTCACGCAAGCGCGCTTCCTCCGTCGTCGCCCTCGTCGTCCATTCGGTGATAATCGGTCGTTTATTTTTTCCGACAGGAAACACCGACCAGCCCCTAGAGGCAAGGGCCAGCGCTAGATCGATTGATGCCATGATTTCTTTCTCCCTTGTTTTTTCTTGCATGTCGACGTTGTCAACGCTAGCCTATGTTCCACACGTCGCCGTCTCTCCCTTCGTCGACGTGTCCGCCCTGGTTCTCGCCGGGGCGTTGTTTTTCATCGATTCAGCATCCTGTTGATCGTCGTCGGGTGCCAGCGGTCGCCGCGCGGCTGCATGCTCTCGGCCGTAAGCTGCGAAGCGATGCCGCGAATGGACATGCCATCCGCGCGCCATGAACGCACGAGGCCAAGCACGCGCTGCTCGTGCTCGTCAGCCTCGAGCGTGTCGCCATCGGCGCCGATGCGGAAACCGTAGGGGGTGTCCTTGCTTGTGCGACGACCCTGCGCGCGCTTATCTGCCAATGCCTTTTTTGTTAGTGTCGCGTGATGGGTCATGTCTCGAGAATGAACCAGTCCATGGCACTTGCCACAAAGCGGAATTGTTTTTGTCCCACCCAGTGCGCGCGGAATAACATGGTGGCTATGCAAGTCGGTAGTGCTTCCGCACTCAAAGCATTGATTCATTGTTCACCTCAGAACGGCAAATCGTCGTCGCCCCACACATCGGCAGGTGCCGCCGCTGGCGCCTGCGCTTCGTCGTCGCCATCGTCCCCAGGTTGCCGCCCTGCCTCTTGCCGCAGACGGACTACCCGGGTGTAGTCGCCATCGGGTCGCGTCTCGACCTCGACGACGCGCGGCATTTCTCCCGAATTCAGGCGCTCAACCGCCTCTGCCACCGTCGACGGCATGCGTGTACCGACGTGCCGCGCCCACCACTTCGACGCTTTCGCGGCGGCGAACCCCTCGTGCTCGACGCAGATCCATTCGCTCGCGATCTTCGTCGGCACCGCGCGCGCATCGTCCCCCGCTGGCGCGTAGTAGTCGACCCGCACCGTTGGCGGGCCATCGCCCTTTCTTTTGCGGTGAACGAAAAACATGACCTCACCCACCGCGTGCACCGTCGACGTGGCGCGCTTGCCGTCAATCCCCCCTGTCGACAGCACAGGCAGCAACGATGCTTCAGCGTTTGCTTTTTTCTCAGGCGGCGGGAATTCGGCGTCACACTCGCTGCACGTCCGCGCCGATGCCGGTTGCTCGGCTGCGCAGTTGGCGCA